TCATTTGCAACGTGCAAAAATAAAAAAAAGGGACGTCACCACAACGTCCCTTCAACCAAACACCAAACGAATCAGAACGATTCGTGGTTTCCTAAATGCTTTTATGTATTGCCGCTTTTCTTTTCAATCTTTCGGCCAATGCTGCTTTTGAAAATGACACATAGCGTGTGCATTCTTTCAACACAACGCCCAACGGCGTGATTGATTCAACAAAGAATTCTTTTCCCGTTCGCGTCATCTGTATAATGTCGCCGCGTTTTATGTCGTCCACTGGATTCATGTTGTCCCAATGTACGGAATCATTTGTTGTTGTGTAATTCATAATTCAAAAAATTATGGCGACCCGTTTGGGCCGCCTTTGGTTTTTATTTTACTAAATAGCGGTAATGTGGTTTTTGAACTTCGCCGCCCGCGATGATTGTCCACGCTTTAACAACCTTTTCGCCGTCGGTGATTGTGGTTGTGATGTTGACGTCCACATATCCCGTTGTCATCTCAATCTTTTCTTGATTCAATCCTTTCTTTTCGATTCTCAATGCCAACTTTGCGATTGAAATTGTGTAGTGCTTTTCTGCCGCTTTAACCATTCTTTCAACGTGGTCGTTTACGTCGCCGTTGAAAAAATATGATGGTAATCTCATAATTTTACGTTCATTCGCCCAATATTGAGATTCGCCAACTGATTCCATCGTCTCTTTGTATGCTTTGCGAATCCATTGTTTAGTTTTTGCGAAATCTTCTTTTGCCCATTCGATTGTCATTTCGATGTAGGTCTTTTTCAACTCTTGTGTTTCTGCCGTTAGTCTTTGTGAAAGTGTCATAATTGTGGTGGTATTTGGTTGCGTTGGTTCGTTCCAACCCTTCAAAGATAACAAAAAAACAATACAATCCACAAAACGTGAAAAACTTTTTTAATTTGTTTGGTTTGCTTGCACATCGGTACGAAAAACATCTATCATTTCGCCTTCGATAATCATGCGAATGACATAACCATCACCGGTTTCCGCAAGCCACGGCGTGAATCCACATTCAAACAATCTCAAGCCCAATTGTCGGGCGTCGTTAATTTTCATCATAATATTCTCAATCCTTGCGATTCATATGTTGACACACCGGTCACGTCTTTCCCTTCCATCGTTATCATCTCACCCAATGCCATAATCATTGCAATGATGCCGTCAATCTTATCACCGGCTTTTGATTTGGAAAATTTTATGTTTTCCGCATCGTCTTTTTTAGTGACAACATTCGCCGCCATCCATCGCAACATTCCGTGACCACCATGATGCAACAATTTCTTTTTCACCAAGATTTCCGCGTTCTTTATCGGTGCGGTCATCGAAATGAAACCTTGTCCAAACGGGTCCATCTCAATCCCGGCATCCGTTAGGTTTGCGACCAGTGAATTCGAATTCCATCTATCAAAAGCGATTGATTGCAAATCGTACAATTCCGCCGATTCTTTTATCACGCGTTCAATGACTGCGTAATCGGTTGAATTCCCTTCCGTGACAATCAATTCATTGTCCTTGACAAACGTATCATAAGAACCGCCGGTTTGAGTTCTGCGGCGTTCAACGGCCGATTCAGAAACAAACATTTTCGGAATCACTTTGATGGACCCGTCATCCATTGGGAACACCATCACGAACGCACAAACATCCTCAACCGCTGCTAAATCCAGACCCGCATAACATTTGCGATTTTTTAAATCTTCAACATTTACAACGCCCGATGATGCCATCCATTCCGCGTCAGCAATCCAAGACGCCAAAGAATTGACCCATTGGTTCAAATGTAATTGACGAAACGCAATTTCCGCGGATGGTAATGATTTGGCTTCGCGTGACATCTTTTCAAAATACTTTTCTTTGATAGATATGCCGAAATTTGGATTCGCTTTTTTCCAAATCTCAATATCGTGGATGTCATCGTCCGGGCTTGCCTCGTATATACAAGGCAAAAACGTTTCATCTTCAATGACGCCGGAATCAACTTTTTTGCCGTAAGAATACAATTCATAACAAACGGAATTCGGGTCAAACAATCCAGCGGTTGAAATACCAAACATCAAAGGTTGCGCACGCGCACCCATTGACGTCGCCATCACATCCCACAATTCGCGTGATTTGGCCGTGTGAACTTCGTCGTAAAGAACACACGATGCATTGGCCCCATGTAAAACACCGGCATCAGATGCCACCGCTTTCAAAAATGAATTGGTTCCATTCAACACGACTGAATTTCTGAACACCTTGCACGCGTTCATCAACAATGGTGAATTCCTTATCATCTGTTTACACACATCAAAGATTGCCGCCGCTTGGTCGCGAGATGATGCGCAACAAAATATTTCCGCACCTTGTTCTTTTTCAACGAACAACATCGCCAAACCAATGGCCGCCAACATATTTGATTTCCCATTCTTGCGCGGAATCTGAACATATGACGTTCGATATTGACGCGTGCCATCATCGTTCATCGTTCCAAACAATTCCCGGATATAATCCTTTTGCCACTCTTCAAGTAAGAATGGTTTGTTCGCCAATTCACCTTTGACGTGCGTACATACGCGCTCAATGAAATTGATGATTCGGTTGGCTTTCTTTTCGTCGTAGTACATTAAAACATTGTTGTTTGATTGCTCTTTTCTTGTTGATGCGTCAATCGCTCCATTGCAACGGCGTGATATTTTTCATCTATTTCAAAACCTATGAATTCGCGGTTTTCTTTTTTAGACATTGCGCATTCCGTTCCACTTCCAGCGAACGGAACCAACACCAAATCACCGGGGCGCGAACACGTTAACAACAATGCGCGTGTCAATTTTTCGGGTTTTCTTGTTGGGTGTTTATATTGTGTATTCATTGCGGATTCGTTATTGAATCGCATGACCTCGTTTATATTTAAAAAATTATCAAACGGACGGCGCAAATCTTCGTATTCACGGCGCAAATCTTCGTATTCACGGCGCAAATCTTCGTATTCACGGCGCAAATCTTCGTATTCACGGAACGAATCCCATTCATTAATTTTAAATTCATGAATCAATTCATTGAATGTTTCCAATGTTGGCAAATCCCATTGAGTTGACTTCCAATAAAACGCGTGTTCCGCCCTTCTGTGTCCAAGTGAATCGTTTATTTTTTTAAGAGATAAACGAATAAAAGATTGCATTTCCTTGAAATGATTCCGCAAAATTTGGAAATTATTTACGTCCAATTTTATGCGTTCCAATCCCGTTTGATTCACTTCGTTTGAATACATCAAAATGCGTTCGGTACACGGCGCAAAAGAACGCAGTCCGTCCGACTTATTTAAGCCCATAAAGTTTTCACCTTTGTGCCAAACCAAGTGATTAACCAAATTAAAATGTTTATCAAAAATGATTTGAGCGTATGCGATGCGCTTGTCGTCACCATACCAAAACAACGTTCCGTTTTCTGACAACAATCTTTTGCATTCAATCGCCCATTTTTCGACGTCTTTCAAATAGTCATCAAACGAATCCCACACGAAATCGAAATCGCCGCGAACTTCAAAATATGGCGGGTCTGCAATGATTAGGTTGACCGAACCATCGGGCAAATCGTTTGCCATCCAATCGGCGTGGTGTATTGTGTTTTTTTCCATTAGTCCAATAAGTCTTCAAGCGTTTGAATCTTTTCTTTCATCTCAATCTTTGCGCGTGATGATGCGGTCAATCCAAATTCAATCATCATCTTTTTTATCTTGTCCCATGATTGATTCATTAGTGCGACCTCGGGACGTGGACGCCACATCAAATCACCTTGCGTGGTGGTTGTTGAATATGTTGGTCCGTGTTCCTTAATGACCGCGCGCGTTGTTTGATAATCTTCCCACGCATCCGCTAACATTTGCAACGCCATCCCGTCAATTTCAGCAATGACGCCCAAATCATCCAACTTTTTGACCAACCAATCAAACGTTTCACTTGCGTTTTGAATAGTTGGGGCCATTGGAATTCCATCGGCTTCCAATCTGTTTTTGTGTCTTGACGCGTCAAATGTTCCTTGCGCTTTCAAAATCGCAGTTGGTTTTGGTTTTCTACCTTTTCCCATTTTTTATCATTTTAGAGCATACTTTGCCCATTTTTTAACTTTAACCCTCTCAAAATTGCGTTCATGTAAAACGTGGGGGAACGGTGATGTTATATTTTACCATTAAATACATCCAATACCCCCCTACCTTGGTAAGATATGGGCAAAACATTACCATTCACCTATCACAAATTGACGTTTTAATATCTTTTTGTCCTTTAAATCACCAAGATAAGGCAACCAACCGGTCGTTTGATGGTCCCCAAAACTTGGATGCAACGTGTGTTTTCTTGTATCTGAATCAAGCAAATACAAAAACAAATCCTTTTTCTTGAACACATTACACACAATATTTTGGTCATTATTTACCAATAAATAAAAATAATATGTGGCCAATGATGCCGCAATCCCGGATGGTTCGTCAATCGTTTCGTTGTAGAACTCAATGAACAACCTTGGGTTGTCCGGTTCACCTCGACGCGCTGCGTGCTTGTATGCAGACACATCCGTCTTCACTTCAATGGTGAATGAATGGTCTTGGTGATTGCATTCCATATCATATGAATAGAACTTCCGGTTCGGTGCTGGTGTCACGTCGTAGTTGATACCCTCGAAGTAATCGCGGACGATTCGTTCACCTTTGTTTCCAACATCATTCATCGCTTTGATTCTTTTCCGGATTTAACATTGTGACATCGGTGACACATCGTTTGCAGGTTGTCCCACTCCAATGGGTCACCGCCGTCTTTGATTGAAAGGATATGGTCGATAACTTGCCCAACTCCGTCACACTCCACACATAGTGGATGCCGCTTGATAAACATATTTCGCAAGGAACGCCACGCACTTGTTTGGTAAAACTTGTTTCGTTCAATCCTTGCGCGTGATGATTTGTGCGAACCTTGCAACCACGGCCTTTGTTTTCTTTTTGGGACATTGGGCATATTATTTGAATTTTGTGTTCTGTTCCTCTGTGTAGTATTTTTTGACCTCTCGATTCTTTTGGTCGCGTTCCACTTGCGTCTTTGTTGATTCCCACCAACCAAAATGGATGTACATATGATTAAACATCGTTAGTTTATTCAACACATACTTTGACGATTCTAATGGCACGCGCAAACCTTTGTTTGAATTATATGCCTTATCACATCCTTTGCATTGCGCACGTCGTCCACTGCGCCCATTGATTAGCTTTGAATAAGATTCAATTGGTTGCGTTTTCTTGCACTTAGTGCATTTGCGATTAGTTTCCGTCATAACGTTTTTCTATTGCCGTGCGGCGGTATTTCTTAATTTGTACAACATCACCATCGGGTGTGGTGACAAACCTCAAGGCGTGACCAATCAATGCGGTGTCGTTCACCTCTTTAATGATTGGGACCATTTCCGGCCGTCTTACTGGCTTAGATTCGCCGACACTCATGTCGACAATCAATTGCGCGATTTGGTTGCGCACCTTCAAATCTATGTCCATAAGATAATCAAATTAATCCGTTGGTGTTTATGATTTTTGAAATGCCAACTTTTTCCCATTCAAACGTTCCGTTCGATTCCATTTCATTCAATAGCTTTTCCGCCATCTTCTTTTGAACGTTTTCCGTGTCACGGATGTAGGTAATCGCCAACGCGCGGGTTTTACCATCAATACAACTCAAAATCCTTTTGTTGTCTTCGGGTGTGAATACTCGTTCCGCTATCGCTTCAACTTCCGCTTTTAATGTCAATTCAATCGTATCATATCCCGTGATTGTCATTTCCATTGATGGGAATTCGATGTTTCTTGTATACTCCGGGACGATATCCGATGCCGATGGCGTGTGTTCTGATTTGGCCAGTGAAATGGTTGTTTCTGACTTTTGAACGAGATATGACCCCAAATGTCCTTTTGCGTTTTTGTCGTTCTTGTTTTCGTGCAATACGATTGAAATATGGCATTGATTGCGGTCCGTCCATTCCAATAGCTTTGACGCCAATGCGGTCGCCTCTGCTTCATCATTGACACCGGCGGATGCAAGGTCAACGATTCCATCAATGACCACCAATCCGATGTTGTTGTTGATTTTCATGATGTAATCGGTCAACCTCAATCTTTCTTTGTTTGACATCAATCCACGGAATTTGTAGTGTTTAAAGTTGTTATAATTGACACGTGGGTCCAATCCGGCCATTGATTGGATGCGTTTTTTCGATTTGGCCGCGTGCCAATCGCCTTGTTCTGTATCAATATAAATGTTTGTTTTATCTGATAAATGTCCACGGATATGACCACAAACATCGTTTTCGGATATTGCTGCGGCCATCAATGCGCTCAAAAAATATGATTTTCGTGATTTTGCTTTTCCTTGAATCAATGAGAAATTGCCCATTGAACCAAATATGTATTCATCCGACCCCATGTGCAACGTGATGGCTTTATCCGGTTCATCGACTTCAATGGTTGAATCCACTTCCAATGATTCCAGCAACGCCGCCATTTCATCAATTTCGTCAACGGATGCGGTTTCGTAATCAAACAACGCATCGGCGGAAATCGCTTTCGTTTCCGGTTCTTTTCCAAAACCATCGGCGCGCAATTCTTTGATTGCTGCTTGGAAATCGCCATTGTGTTTGATGACAACATAACATTGAAACGAATCATGTGGTTGTTCCGCATGAAATTCCGTTGATGTGGTGAATGGATAAAACAACGCGGTGTCCTTGAATATGACGCCGGATGTTTTCGATGATGTTTGACCAGGGCGCAATACATACACCATTCGTTCGTTCTCACTGACTATTGACCACCCGGCAGACATTAGAACATCAAGCGCGGTGTAAGTCGCTCTAAACTCACCCCACGGCGTTGATTGGTCAACCTCACCATCAAACACGGAATCGGTTGGTTGGTTGATGATTGGTTCCGGTTTGGGTGGTGTTGCGTCCATCATTTTAGCGCATGACCAAATCACACGGCGTTCATCGGGGCTGATTTCGACAACGTCGGTGATTTTTCCAAGGATTTTGTATCCCTTTGTCGGCCACACTACTATTTGACCACCACGGCCGCGAGTTTCAAAGGTGACACCCTTTGAATTGCTCGCCAACTTTTCGTTTCCAACTATCTCAGAACATTTGAAAATCCAATGATATCCGCCGGAAATCGTTTTTTGAATAATCATCTTATCCATCAAATCGGGGTTGTTCGATTCGACCAGTGAAACAAAATCATTGTATTCGTCACCCTCGAAATGTTTGGCGTCAATATCCAAACATTGGATTCCATCATATCCCATAACCAAACCAATTCCATTGGTGTCACGAAATACATCAAAATTGGTGATGGGTTGGTCGGCGTGTTTTTGCCAACCTTTTAAGGCCGGGACCTTTGAATCACGGCGCAATGGAATTGGTGAAAACCCATGTTCCGCGTATTTTTTAGCAATTTTTTGAATGTCCATTTCTCTCTCTCTTTGTGCTTGGTTATCTTATCAAATCCCAATTGTCGCAATTGCGTGGATATCTTTGTGGTGATAAGGTGATGGATGTTCTGTCTATTAATTCGGCGGCGGTAAAAATAAACCAACGGCGGTTGATTACATCATAACAAATAATAAAATCGCAATCCTTGTATTTTTCGAAGTTCTTATGAACTCGCGGGAAACCGCCATTGTTTTTTGATGCCGTTGATTTGACTTGTATCGTTCGAAACGTGTTTCCACGAAATATGACCAAATCAAAGGCGCACGCCTCAATAAATGGAAAGGCAACATACCAATCCCGTTTGATAAGTTCGGCGGCGGCATACAATTCGGTCATCGCTCCGTTGCGAAACACTTCGTTTATCATATTGAATTGATTTTTTCCAAATAATCATCATAAGATTTGGCGATAAAATAAACACCACCAACATCGTTGATTTCCTTTTCGATTTCTTTTTGGTCTGCGGATTGCCTATCCTTTCCAATCTTGACTTCAATACCAATGAAACGGCCGTTAATGATTCCAATGATGTCCGGGATGCCTTTGCGTTGCACACCCTTTCGGAACACCTTTCGTTTTTGGTCGTAAACCGCGCCATTGTTAATCCGGTATGCAGAACCTTGACGAACGTGGTACATATCAAAAATGATTGTTTTTGTCAAATCGTTGGCCGATAAATCTTTGAAACTTTTCCGAACCAATACATGTGGCGGAATGTCGGGATGCTTTTCGGCGTTCAACTGGTCGGCTAACTTTGCCAAATCTTTCAAATTCTTTGGAATCCAATAGATCGGAAGAGCGTC